GCCATGTCTTCCCCTCTTAGAGGCACCACGGACGAATTGTGCCCGTGTAGGCCTTGGCGGCCATCTTGCGCTTCAGGTTCCACATGGCCTCGTTGATCATGTCCTCTGCCAATGCGCGGCCATCGGCATCGCGGAGCGGAAAACGATAGAGATTGCGCAGCGCCTGAGCGCGGATCAGCTGCTCGCCCTCGGTCATCCAGGCGTTCGTGTCAGTGTCGTTGACGAGCGGGCTGGGACCGAGCTGGGCCAAGGCCGAGATGATCAGCTCGTACGAGCCGCCTGGGTGAGGTCCTGCGCTATCCGGGATCGGAAACAGCCTTAGCTGATCGGCGTAGACAGCGTAACTGTCGGGTTGCCCGAGATACTGATTCGGCAGGACTTGGTGGTCATCCATCCACTGATGGGTGCGCGGGATCAGGCGATAGGGCCAATCGTTGACCGTGATGGTGATCGAGTCGATCTCCATGATCCGGCCTTGGCCGCTGGCCTCGCTCAAGCCGTAATACTCCTGGCCCGGAACGGTCATGAGCGAGTACCTGACCTCGTTGAAGCCGAACCGCTCGCCTTCCCAGGTCTTTATGGCGTCGTTGATCGCCTGCTTGATCTCGGCCGTGAGGTCATCACGAGTGAGATCGTTGGCGATCCGGTTCACCATTGTGATGAAGTCGCTCATGCTTCAGCGATCACCAGCGTGAACTCGTCTAGCTCGGCCGTGCTGCCCCGATCATCCGTCACCCTGACCGACAGATCACCGAATGACCCGGCCTCGGTCGGCGTGCCGGAGACTTCGCCCGTGTCAGGATCGATCGTGATCCCTTCCGGCCACGTGCCGACGAGCGAATAGGTGTAGGGCTGATCGCCGCCCGTGGCCTCGACCGTGAAGCCATCATAATCCACGCCGACCTGGCCCGTGAGAACAGGCTCTCCCGTGATCCCAAGTGTCGGCACATAGTTCTCCTGCCATGGCCAGTCGTCGCGGGCCTGCTGGTCGAAGTTGGGCGCCTCGTAGACGTGCAGGCCCTCTGATGCGCCTTCCTTGACGGCCTCGAGATCAGCCGGGCGAACGCCGAGCTTCTGGCCCGACACGATGACGGGTTGCAGGCCCTTTGCCGCCAGCGCCTCGAGTAAATCGTCCTCGCTCATCTCCGCGCCCTCAGCGGCCTCCCTCAGAGAGATCACTGCCGGCGGTGTGCCGTAGATGTTCATGGCTCAGCCTCTTGTGCAAATGGGAGGGGCAGAAGCGCCCCTCCCTATTGGCGTCAGTTCTCGACCTCATCGGGCGGGATGTACTCATAGACGACATCCACGATGCCCGTTGAAGGCGGATTGCCGGTGAGCTGCAGTTGCGCCACCAGATCGGTGTCGGCTTCCGGGAAGTTGTCAGCCCCAGGCGTCTCGTCCGCCTGAACGATGGCCACAGACGCGAGCGAGATGTCCGTCGCGAACGCGTCCGGATCAGCCGCCGTGCCAAGGTCGATCAGGTTGTTGGTTTGGGCGTTGAACGCCTCCCGCACGCAGATGTAGGAGCGCACGATGAGCGATCCGGCCGGCACCGTTCCGACCTTGAACACCGCCGTGAGGCCATAGGCGTTGGCGTCATCGGCAGTAATCGTCCGCCTCAGATAGGCGACCTGATACCCTACGGGGCGACGTGCAGTTGAACCCTGTGCCATTGGTCAGGTCTCCTTCTTAGTTCGACGGGGTGAGGTCGATCGGGCCGGCGTAGGACGACATCACGATGCAGCCGAAATCCTGGTCGTTGTACCGGGACTTCTTGAGCCCTGCGATGCAGCCGGCTTTCACGCCGAGCTTGTTGCCGTAGTCGAACAACTGCTCGAACCAGTCGTATGTGGACTGATCGTGCCCCTGTCCGAAGCCGGCCACGGCCGCCTGAGCGCCGCACAGCACAGCTCGAGCCGTATTCGAGACGGCCGCGCCTGTGCTGGAATGGACGCCCTGCGTGATGCGCGTGGACTCGTGCAGAATGACGCCGTTGTACTCGCCGAGCGCCCCCGAGAAGATGGGGTTATCCATCTTGCCGCCCTGCAGCGCCGCGCGGTGGATGTCGTACCAGAGCACGGGCTTGGCTTGAGACGCCGTGGTGGTGATGCGCAAAGCGCTCACCTGATACGGATGCAAGAAGGCGATATAATACGGCTTGCCGTCCACCATGATCGGGCGGATCGGAGGCGGCACGTTGCCCGTGGTCGTGACCTTGGCAGCCTCAACCGCAGCGTCGATCAGAGCAAGGCTGAACCCATGCGTTGCAAAGGTCGTCAGGCTCTGGTCATTGGCCGCGCCGCCGGCACGCACGATCCGGGTCGGAGCCTTGATCTCGTTGAACCCGGTCAGCTGGGGCTTGGCGTTGGCGGGCGTGAAACCACACAGCTGGTTGAACAACCACGTATCCCACCTGTCCGCCCACCAGTCAGCGAGGCCCTGCATGGCCTCTTCGCGGACGGAGAACGGAATCCGCTGCTCGGACATCTTGCCCGCGCTGCGCACGGCATGGCGCAGCTGGTTGATTACCAGATCGTCGGTCCACGTGGTCAGGCTCTCCTCATTGCCTTCGAGATCCTGATCACCGACAACGCCGTCTCCGGTGAGCTGCATGCGCAGCGTCATGCGGATGCGGTCGCCCGGGCCCTTGTTGGTCTCGTTGCGGATCATGATCATGGAGTCCGAGCCGGTCCCCATGAACCTCTTTGCGTAGGTCTTCTTGAGCGCTTCACGCGCGAGCTTGCGAGACCATAGTTTCCTGTGTGTTCAGCCGGGTTCGCTAGGCCCGACCCGTCCTTTCGGACCGCTGCATATTCCTATGCAGAGCAGACTATATCATCACCCCGTTGTGGTGCGGGGTGTTGGGCGCTTCGGGCCGCTTGGCCCTACTCCCTTGCGGGATAGTCGTTGCACCTTCAGATTGCACAGAGCAATCTGCTTGGCTCAGGATTGCCGGTTCTCGGCTTCCCCTGAATTCACCCAATTTGCGCTGACCTGTTACCAGATCAGGGGTCTGATTTCAAACCGCTTCAGGGGCATTTACCCCATATGCTGTGTCTGCCATTGAACACACCTAGCGTGTCGGTTGCGCGCACGTGCTGTGCGGCAACGGGTTGATGTCAGTCGGTTTGGGGTGTGCTCAGAGTGACGCCCTAAGCGAGCGAGTGGCGTTCGGGATTAGCCAGCCGAGCCGGAGCGCTGGACACCTCTGACGCGGGTGCTCACGAAGGTGCTCTCAGATGACGCCCTGAGAGCGCGGCGAAACCTTCAGCCAAGCAGGCCTTGCCGGGCCAGCTTTTCAAACTGCCTGTCGAACTCTTCCGGATCTTCCGAATAGAGGTCGATCAGATCGTTGATGTTCAGCGGGTTGTCAGGGCCTGAGCCGTTCGTGCCGCCAGAGAGCGTTTTCGCTGCCTTCTGGCCACGACGGGCCATCTCGATCATCTGCTGGCCGTTCGGTTTGCCGCTTGGCTGTGTGCTGTTGGCCGCCTTGGGCTGGTAGCCGCGGCGCTTGGCGAGATCGTAGTAGAACTGTGCCGGCGACACGCCGAGCATGAGGGCCTGCTGAGCAACCGCGATGCGATCCTGGTTCAGCATGGCAGCACGCAGCTCTGCCGGCGTATGGAAGCCGTACTGTTGAGCGAGAGCCCGGCCGCGCTCGTCATCGGGCACCATGAACTCGAGCTCGGCGATGCGCGACTGCTCGAGGAACGAGGTCGCCTCGTCGTAGTCAGGCACTTTCAGCCGGATCTCTTGCTCAGATCTAATGACCGTGTTCCAGAATTGCTGCTCCTCCAGCTGCGCCTGCGTCTTTTCAACCTTCTGAGTAACGCCAGTCTTCAGTTCCTCGATGATCTTATCGCGCTTTGCGAGTTCGGCCTGGAAATAACCAATGGGATCTTCCTCGAGCGAGGGCTGCTTGATCTCCTCTTGCGGCTCCTGCTTGGGCTGCTGGCGGCTCTCGCGAAGCTGCTTGATCAGCTGCGTGATGCTGTGCAGCTGTTCGGCGTACTGCCGGCGGGCCTCGCGCTCTTCCTTGAGCGCCTTCTGGATGTTCTCGTATTGCTGATACGGGACATGCTCGGGCTTGTCCTTGTGCGGCTCGGCGTCGGCCTTCTCAGGCTCAGGCTCGGCCTTCAGCTCGGGCTCACCGCCACCGGAGCCCTCATCCTCCAGCTCCTTGGCCAGCTCTTGCCACTTGGCGGCTTCTGGATCGGCTTGGACAGTCTCGGTCGTCATACTAGCGTCTGTCATGCTGCTCTCTGCTGCTGCTTAGGTTCCGGCTTCGGGAGCATCTGCATCATGGCCCTATGCTCAGCCGTCTGCTGCTGGATGGCTGCCTTCTCACGCGCCGTCTGAAGCTGAAGCTGGGCCTCTTGCGCCTCTGCATCCAGCTTCGCGAGCAG